CGGCTCCCCCTTCGCCTACGACATGGTCATCTGGGTCGTGGGCCGCCGCTGCGGCAAGACCGTCGGCGCGTTCGGCCCGCAGCTGCAGCGCGCCCTGGCCGGTCCGATCCGGCTGCCCACCGGCCGGATGGTGCCGTTCCGCGGCGCGCACACCGCGCAGAACCTGGTCGCCGCGCAGCGCCGGTTCATCGACGACGTCGCAACCCCGTTCCGGGAGACCCTGCGACCGGGGGAGCGCAAGGCGGTCAAGCTGCTGCGCAACATCGCCCAGACCCAGCTGCTGGTCGACACCCGCACCCGCCGCAACCCTGACGCGTCATGGGCGTCACGGGTGTCCATCTTCGCCCCGACCGCCGGTGGCATCCGCGGCGACGGCTCCGCTGTCATCACCGTCGACGAGGCCCTCGCCCTGACCGTCGCCGAGGCCGAACGGCTGCAGACCGCCGCCCGCCCCACCCTCGGCGACTACCACGGCCACGGCCAGCAGTGGATCATCAGCAACGTCGGCGGCGACCCGCGCACCCACAACGGCTGGCTTACCGGGCTGATTGCCCAGGGGCGTGCCGCGGTGCAGGCCGGCCGCCGCACCGGCATCGCCTACCTGGAGTTCTCCATCGGCGACGACGACGACCCCGCTGACGAGGCCTGCTGGTGGCGGGTGCATCCCGGCTTGGCCTACGGCCTGATCGGCATCGACACGATGCGCCGCGACGCAGAGGAGCTCGGGGTCGACGCGTTCGCCGCGGAGTACCTCGGTCGGCTACCACGCCCACCGGCCGGCGAGGTCGACACCGACCCGTTCGACGTCGCCGCCTGGCAGGCCTGCCAGGCTGACCCCGGCGTCAGCGTGCTGGGCGAGCATCCCCAGCCGGGCACGCTGATGCTTGGCATCGACACCGACCCCGACCGCCGCGTCGCCGTGGCCTGCCTGGCCGCGCTGCAGCCCGACGGGCGCGTTGCCCTGGAGGTCGCCCACGCCTTCCCCCGGCCGCAGGCGCCGGACCTGCGCGACTGGGTGCTGGCCGTGCACACCGCCCACCAGCTGCACACCGTCGGTGTGGACCCGATCACCTGCGGCAGGCTCGCCGCCGAGCTGAGTGCAGCCGGCATCCCGGTGCGGGAGTTCACCCGCGCGCAAGCAGCCCAGGCCTACACCGACCTGCGTGACCTGATCAGCGGGCAGCGGCTGCTGCACAGCGGGGACCAGCTGCTCACCGCCCACCTGGCCGCCGCCACCGTCCGCGACTACGGCGACGGCGGCCGGGTGCTGTCCCGCCGGCACTCCGACCAGCCCATCCCCGGCGCGGTCGCCGCCGCCCTCGCGGTCAGCCTGGCCGCCGACCCAGACCCGCCGTGGTTCGCCTACTGAGCCGCCGCGGCGCGTAGGGTGCGGCCCGCAGCGCCCGGACGGTTGGCATGCCCGGTGAGCAGCTGCGCCACCCGCTGGTGGGACAACCCCAGGATGATGCCGCTGTCGCGCATGCTGACGCCGAGGCTGGTGAGGAGCTCGGCGACGTCGTGTCGGGCTTGGCTTTCCTCCTCGCGGGCCGCCCGGGAGGCCTGCTCCGCTGTGGCGAGCCGATGCAGTGCCGCGTCCAGCCCTGGCAGCTCGACGCGCAGAGTCACCTCGACGGTGTCGATGTCGACGTCCAGGATGGCCGCGACAAGGTCGCGTGCCATGAACGTCGCTTCGGCGAGGGTGCGCGCCTGCGTGGTCTTGTCCAGCTCGGGCACGTGAATCATCCACCAGCGGCCTTCGCGGGTGACCGTGGCGGTGAGGTGGTGGGTCATTGCAGTCTAGTCTAGCGTTACTAGACAGTGCAAGTCAAGTCAGACTAGACAACGACGGTGCGCGCCGTGCCTGACATGCCCGTTCCGCCGGTTCCGCTATAGGGTGATCTTCCGTGGTAGCCGGTACCCGCGCAGACGTGGCGCGACGTCTGCGTCTGGGCGCCGGCCGTGTCCGCCCGTCGCTGCGGGCGGCCCGGCACACCGGCGGGTACCTGCATCCGCGGGACCTGTCGCTGCTGCTCGGCTGGGACGGCGAGCCGGGACGGCTGGCACCGGCCACCGAGCGGGAGGCGTTGGCGCTGCCGCCGTTCGGTCGGGGCCTGGACCTGATCTGCTCCGCGGTGGCCTCGACCACGCTGCGGGCGGTCCGCTGGGACGCCGACCTGGGGGTGTCGGTGCGGCTGGCCGACCAGCCGACCATCATCACCGACCCCGACCCGCTCAGCGACCCGTGGCAGCACCGGTACGCCACCACCAACGACCTGGTCGTCCACGGCAACAGCTTCGCCCTGGTCGGCGAGGCGGACTTCCGCACCAACCGGCCCGGCTGGCTGGTGCCGCTGCCCGCCGAGCAGGTGGTGGTGCTGCTCAACCCGCGTACCGGCCTGTGGGAGTGGGTGGTCAACGGGGTGCAGCTGCCGGTCGGGGACCTGCTGCACGTCGCCGCCGGGAACCGCAGCGGGGAGGTCCTCGGGCGTGGGGTGCTCGCCCAGTACCGGGAGTGGCTGTCGGCGACGGTGGCCGCCGAGCAGCACTCCGGCCGGTACTTCGCCGGCGGCACCCTGCCACCAGCGGTGCTGACCAGCCGGCACGTCATCACCCAGACCCAGGCCGAGGACCTGAAGGTCAAGTACCGGCAGGTGGTGGCCACCGGGGAGCCGGTGGTGCTGCCCACCGGGGTGGAGCTGCTGCCGATCGTGTCGCAGGCGGACAAGGCGCAGCTGGTGGAGGCCAGACGGTGGAACGCCGAGCTGGTGGCGATGCTGCTCGGCATCCCCCCGCACAAGCTGGGCCTGCCGGGCCCGACGATGACCTACCAGAACGTGGAGACCGCCGACATCGACTGGGTGCGCGACACCGTCGCCCGCTGGGCCGACCCGTACGCCGCGGCGCTGAGCAAGTGGCTGCTGCCGGCCGGCACCACCGCGCAGTGGGACTGGTCCTCGCGGATGCGCGCGGACCAGCGCACCACCGCCGACGTGCTCGGCGGGTACGTCGAGCACGGCATCCTCACCATCGACGAGGCCCGGTCGATGATCGGCCGCCCCCCGTTGATGGCCACCGTCACCGCCGGGCAGACCCCCGCCGGGGTGCCCGAGCTAACCAACGCCGAGGTGATCTGACATGGGCACCGTCCCGGCCGCTGCGGGGCACGACGTCATCCTGCGCTGGTTCGCCTATGACCATCTGCCGGCGGCGCAGCAGGATGTGTCGCGGCACTTCGCCGACCTGGTCGACACTTTGGATGCGCTGCTGCCGGCCTGCCCGGAGCGGACCGTGGCGTGGCGCAAGCTCCTGGAAGCAAAGGATGCCGCGGTGCGGGCCAGCCTGTGGGAGACCGTGCCGTGAGCGAGCTGCTGATCGTGCGGGCGCTGCCGCAGGAGACGTTCGAACCGGTCGGTGACGGGTGGACGGTGCATGGGCGGGCGGTGCCGTACGGGGTGGCGCAGCTGGTGCGTGACGGCGTGGACGCCGAGCCCTACCTGGAGGAGTTCACCTTCGGGGCGTTCGCCCGTGACACCGCCAAGGGTGCCCGGTGGGTGAACCTGATGCTTGGGCATCGCGGCGACGACGGCGACCGGTACCTCGGCCGGTGCATCGCCGCCACCGAACGCGCCGACGGGCTGTACCTGGACTTCCGCCTCCACCGGGACCATCCGCACGCGGAGGAGGCCCGGTCGGGGGAGCTGACCGGCTGGTCGGTTGGGGCGCGGGTGTATCGCAGCGTGAAGACCGTCCGCGACGACGCCTGCGTGGTGCTGCGCCGCGAACGGTGCGGCCTGAACCATGTCGCCGCGACCGCCCGCCCCCAGTACGCCGGTGCCGGGGTGCTGGTGGCCCGCGACCACGAAATGGTCGACGACACGCCGCGCACCCCGGTACGTGACGCGCTGCTGGCCAGGCTGGGCTTATCGTTGACGCCGAGCAGAGCCGCCACCCCGGCATCCTGACCCGGCCACCCCGCCCCCGAGCGGCCACCCCGGCAGGCGCTGACCGGCCACCCGGCCAGAGACGATCCGACGTGTCTGGACGCCGAGGAGGCTTCAGCCCCATGCCGACCTACCTGGAGCGGCAGCAGACCCGCTTCGACGAGCTGACCACCCTGATCGAGGAGACGTTGCAGCGCGCCGTCGACGAGGACCGCGACGTCACCGAAGCCGAGCAGACCGAGATCACCCGCGCCGAGACCGACCGGGATGCCGTGCAGCGCAGCATCGACCACGCCGCGGCCATCAACGAACGCACCAACAAGGTCGCCGAGGTCATCGGCAAGATCCGCCCGGTCGCGCGGGCCGCCACCCTCGCGCGTGACGCCGCCGACGGTGATGACGCCGGCTACGACATCACCCGCGAGTTCCCCACCCCCGGGCACTACGCCTCCATGCTGCACCGGGCCACCGTCAAGCGGGACCCGGCGGCGATCGCGCAGCTGGAGCGGGCCACCGCCCACCAGACCACCGCCGACAACCCCGGCATCATCCCCCGCCCGATCGTCGGCCCGGTCATCGACCGGATGCTCGCGCGCCGCCCGTTCGTCGCCAGTGTCGGGGTGCTGCCCGCCCCGGCCGGCAGCTTCGACCGGCCCCGCATCACCCAGCAGGTCGCCGTCGACGTGCAGGCCGCGGAGAAGGACCTCACCGCCTCCCAGGCGTTGAAGGCGGTGAAGATGCCGGTGTCGCTGGCCACCTACGCCGGGCACCTCAACATCTCCCGGCAGGACATCCGCTGGTCCCAGCCGGCGATCCTCGACCTGGTGTACGCCAGCTTCACCAAGGTGTACGCCCGGCGCACCGACAAGGCCGCGTGCGCGGACTTCCTGGCCGCCATCACCCAGACCGTCCCGGTCGCCAGCCTCGACGTCGCCGGCATCGACGCCGCCCTCGGCGCCGCCGGCACCCAGATCGGCGGCACCGACGACGACATGGGCGAGCCGGACACGCTGTGGGTGTCGCGGGACGTGGCGGTGCGCCTGGGCGGCATCCGCAACACCTTCGGCCAGAAGCTGTACAACATCCCGATCGTCGGCGGCACCAGCGGCGAGCTGGACGGGCTGGCCGTCGTCGTCGACGGCCGCTTCCCCGCCGGCACCGCCGTTATCGGCGACTCCGACCTGGTCGAGTACTGGGAGGACCTGGAGGGGTTCCTGTCCGTCGACGAGCCCGACGTGCTCGGCCAGCTCGTCGGCTACGCCGGGTATGGCGCACTGTGCGTCGCCGAACCCGCCGGGTTCGTCAAGCTCACCATCCCCGCCCCCGACACCGAGCCGCCCCAGGGGTGATTGGGTTGCAGGGCAGCGCCACCGCCCCCGTTCTCGGGTCGGACCTGCAACCCGCCACCGGCACCGACGTCCCCACCGGCACCATCAGTGACGTCCTGTCCTGGGTCGACGGCGACCCGGTCCGGGCGCAGGCCGCGCTGGACGTCGAGCAGGCCAAGAGCTCCCCGCGGGTCACGCTCGTCGAGCAGCTGCAGAGCCTGGTGGGCGGCTGATGGACCTGTGGCCGACGTTTCCCACCATGGCGCAGTTCAAGGCGTGGGCGCGTATCGCCGACGAGGTCGACGACGCCGCGATCCTCGACAGCATGGGCGACGCCCAGGCCACGATGAGCAACCATCTGCGCCCGCTGGACCCGCTGTCCGGGCAGCCGCTGAGCGACCTGCCCGGTGATCTGCGCCTCGCGTTCTACCTGCGGGTGATGCGCGACCTGGCACGCCGCAACTCCCCCGAGGGGCTGGTCGGGTTCGCCGAGTTCGGCGCCGCCCGCATCGCCCGCGTCGACGTCGACGTCGCCGAACGTGAAGCCCCCTACGCCCGCATCGCCACGGTCCTGGCATGAACGCCACCGTGAGCCTGTCCCGGCTGGAGGACACCGCCCGCCGCCTCGCCACCGCCGTGCAGGGCCCGCAGCATCGGGTGGAGCACTACCTGAGCGACCAGTTCCTGCCACCGGGGGTGGTCGTCGGCCTGCCCGACGTGCAAGGCGAAGGGTCCGGCGGGTTCTGCCTGTGGCGGGTGACCTGGCCGCTGGTCGTGGTGGTCGCCCGCGCCAGCAGTGAACGCCTCGCCCAGGCCCAGCTGCTTGCGCTGCTCGAGCACACCCTCACCGGTCTGCGCATCCTGCCTGACGCGCAGGTCACCCAAGCCACCTACCAGCCGGTCACCGTGGCCGGGCAGGAGCATCCGGCCTACCGGGTGCTCGTGCAGGTCATCGTCTGAAGAAGGGAGAACCCGACTATGGCCACGCTGATCAAGAAGCTGAGATTCCGGTTCGACACCGGCACCGAGGTGAAGAACTTCGAGTGCCAGCTGTCGCGGGTGGAGCTCACCGACGAGCCCATCACCGAGGATGTGCAGACGTTCTGCGGCACCGACACGTTCTCCACCGCCGCCTACCGGCTGGAGCTGGGCGGGTTCCAGGACTGGACCGACGTGGATGGGATCTGCGACATCATCCACGTCGCCTACATCGCCGACCCGGTCGGCGAGATCGAATTTGAGGTGGGCCTCGGTGATCCGGCCAGCAAGTTCCGCTCGGGCAAGTGCAAACCGACCCGTGACGTGTCCTTCGGCGGGCAGGCGGGCAGCCCGCTGACGTTCGAGCAGACCCTCACCGTGGTGGGCCGCCCCGCCGAGACGGCGCTGACCCCGTGACCCGCGACCTGTATCGGGCGCGGCTGGACGACGGCAGCGACGTCGAGGTCGCCGTGGACCATCGCGACTACCGGGCGTGGCTGCACGCCACCAGCCATGGCATGCCGTTGGCGTGGGCGCGGGAGGAGCGGCTGGTGGAGGCGGCGTGGCTGGCGTGGTCGGCGGGGCGTCGCGCCGGTGTCCTCGCCGAGGACTGGGAGGCGTTCGACGCGCGCTGTGTGCAGGTGGAGCTGGTGCAGGCCGCGCAGCCGGTGGACCCTACCGGCCCGGCGACCTCGGCTGGTTGATCAACCAGGTCGCCGTGGCCATCGGGCAGCTGCCGTCGGCGGTGTGGGCGCAGGACCCGCAGGACCTGGCCACCGTGGAGGCCATCCTGCGGGCCCCCCGATGAGCGCAGGGCAAGGAGCTGGGCAGGAGGTGGGCGGGTGGCGAAGGGCACGCTGACGGTGAAGCTGGGGGTGGACGGGGTGCGGGAGTGCCTGGCCGCGTTCAACAGGCTGGATCGTGACGCCAACGCCGAGCTGCGTCAGGCGTCGGGGCAGATCGCCGCACGGGCGGTGCCGATCGTGCAGGCCGCCGCCGGCACCGGGCAGCAGCGGTCGGTGGCGCGCGCCGTGAAAGTGCTGCGTGACCGGGTGCCGGTCGTGCAGGCCGGCAACGCGAAGGTCGCCCCCTATCTGGCCGGGTCGGAGTTCGGCTCCGACCATCGCCGCACCGCCACCTACCACTCCCGCACCCGAGCCGGCACCACCTACCTGATCCGGGACCGGCACACCACCCGCCAGTTCCCCTCCCCGCACACCGGCACCCAAGGGTTGTGGTTCTTCCCCACCTTCGAGCGGCTCATCCCGATGATGTTGCGCGAATGGGTGGACGCGGTGGATCGGCTGCTGGACCGGTGGGGTTCCGGTGGCTGAGGCGACCCGCCGCATCAAGGTCAGCCTTGACGCCGACTCCCGCGGCTTCACCAGCGGGATTCGCTCCGCCGAGCGGGACCTGACCCGCCTCGGGCGGGCGGGGCAGGCCATTGGCCGTGGGTTGCAGAGTGTTGGCACAGCGGGGCTGCTGGGGCTGGGGGTGGCGGCGGCCGGTGCGGCGGTCGGCATGGCCAGGCTGGGTGCGGCGTCGGTGACAGCAGCACGGGACGCGCAGAAGGCCGACGCGCGGCTCGGGTCGATCTTCGAGTCGATGGGGCTGGGCGAGAAGCGGCTGACCGCCGCATCCGAGGCGGCGGTTGAGCTGTCCCGCTCGATCGGCATCGACGACGACACGGTGAAGGGCGTGCAGGCGCTGCTGGGCACGTTCGCGACGGCAGCCAAGGACATCGGCGTGTTCAACCGCGCCACCGCGGCCGCGTTCGACCTGCAGGCTGCCGGGTTCGGGGCAGCCGAGTCGAACGCGAAGCAGCTCGGGAAAGCCCTCAACGACCCGGTGAAAGGGATCACCGCCCTCACCCGGGCAGGGGTGTCGTTCACCGCCGAGCAGCAGGAGTTCATCAAGGCTTCCGTCGCCGCCGGCGACACCCTCGCCGCGCAGCAGCTGATCCTCAGGGAGGTGGAACGCCAGGTTGGGGGGACCGCCGCGGCCACCGCCTCCGCCTCGGACAAGATGCGGGTGGCGTTCGAGGACCTGCAGGGCGTGTTCGGCGAGGGCTTCATCACCGAGCTCGACGAGCTGTACGAGTCGCTGACCCGCACCATGGGCGACCCTGCGGTGCGGCAGTCGATCCAGCGGCTCGGCGAGGCGGTCGGTGAGGTCATCTCGCAGCTGTCCGGCAAGACCGGTGGGAACACCTCGGGGCTGACCTCGGCGATCGACACCATCGCCGAGGGTCTGCCCAAGGTGATCCCGAGTCTGGAGTCGTTCGCCGACACGCTGCGTGCGGTCCCCCAGACCGGCAGCTGGGTGCTGGTGGAGTCCCTCGGCTCCGCCCTGGCCGCCCTCCCGCCGTCGTGGCGCGACGACGTGGTGATCATCGCCGGGTTGGTGGCCGCCCTGTCCAAGGTCGGCAGCATCACCGGCGGGCTCGGCGGTCTGCTGGGCGGCGGGAAGGGCGGCGGTCTGCTCGGCGGGAGAACCGGCGTTATGACCGTCACCGCCGGTGTCGTCAACGTTCTCGGCGGGGGCGGTCCTGCGGGTGCGGCCGGCAAGACGGGCGGCAAGACCGTGACGACCGTGACCGCGACCGCCGCAGCCGGGGCGAAGGACAAGCTGGCCAAGGGGCTGGGGCTGGTGGCGCGGGCGGGGCGGTTCCTGCTGCCGGTCGGGGTCGCCATGAGCGCCTACGACGCCCTGTCCTTCGGCCAGTCCCTCGTCACCGACGCCGAACGCGGCATGGACAAGGTGCAGGCGCTGTTCCGCGCCACCGAGCTGAGCGTTCCGTTGGACCTGACAGCCTCCGGGATTGCGCACAGCGAGTGGGACCGGTTGACCGCGCAGCGACGGGTGGAGATCACCGCCATCCTTGACAGCCGTGAGGCCGCCGGGCAGCTGGACCGCGACACGAAGAACCGGGCGGTGTTCATCCTCGCCCAGGCCGAGACCAGGCAGGCGACCGGTGCGCTGGACCAGGCCGCCGTCGACCGCATCGCCCGGCTGATCGGGCGGGGGGAGGTCGCTGAGGCTGAGCGGCTGCTGCAGGGGGTGGCCCGGCCGCGCACCGCCTCGATCATCGCCTCGACGGTCACCAACCCGGCCGAGAACGCCTTGACCTACCTGACCCGTGACCGCACGGTCGTCGTGTACACCGACGTGCGCGGCGACCCCAGGCTCGGTGGGAGCAACCGCCCGATCGCGCCACTGTCCAATGCCTCCCCTGCGGTGTCGCTGGCCGCAGCCGAACCGCTGCCCGCGCAGGCGTTCGCCATCGGCGGCGGTGGTGGTGGTGGTGGTGGGGGGGGTGGGGCGGTGCTGGCCCCGCGGGCCACGCCGGTGCGGGTGTACCTGGACGGTGAACAGATCGCCACCCACGTGCAGGGCCGGCTCGGGCCGCGCCCCCTGGCGAGCACCCGGCGGCCGTGATGCCAACCCTTACTGCCACGCCCGAGCTGGAGTCCTTCGTGGTGGACCTGGCGTTCACCGGGCTGGCGACCACCACGGCGTACACCGTGTGGCGACGTCTGGTCAACTCCGACGGCACACCGATGCCCGGCGACGTGGACCAGTGGGAGGCGGTGGGGTCGTGGTCGTCGTGGTATCCCTCGAGTAGCGCCCCGCAGGTCGTCGACTACGAGCCCCCGTTCCGCCCGTTCGTGTACGTGGTGCAGCCGACATCGCTGGGTGCACCCGGCCCGTCGTGGACACTGCCCGCGGCGGGGGCGCAGTCGGGGCTGGTGGACTTCGCCGACGTGCTGGGACGCGGGGAGCTGGTGGTGCGTTCGCTGGTGCACCTGGGGCGGGTGGAGGCGGTGTGCATCTACGACATGACCCCGGTGCGGCGCGCGGCGCGCGGGGTGCTGCACCCGGTGCTCGGGTCACGTTTCCCCGTCGCCGTGATGGACGCCCGCGACGCCCGCGCCGGGCAGATCACGTTCTACACCGCCTCGATCGGGGAGTACCGGCGGCTGATGGCCATCATCGCCCCCGACGACGGGCAGCTGTGGCCGGTGTGGTTCCGCGCCGGCGACAGCTCCACCCTGCTCGTCGACGACCTGTATGCGATGCCCGGTGATGTGGAGGTGCAGCTGGCGACGCACCGCGACGGCGGCAAACGGTTTGTGCTGCTGGACTTCACCGAGGTCGACCCGCGCTCGGCGACCAAGCAGCGCCCGGGTGACGACGACTCACCCACCGCCCGCCCAACCGCCGCGTTCACCTGGTCGCCGACCAGCCCACGCACCGGGCAGACGGTGACGTTCACGTCGACCTCCACCGGCACGATCGCCAGCTTCCGCTGGGAGATCGAGGCGCGGGTGCGGTCCGGGGTCGGGCCGCATGCGGTGACGTTCAAGTACGAGGGGGCGAAGACGGTTCGGCTGACGGTGACCAGCCCGCAGGGCAAGACCCATACTGTCACCGCAACCGTGACGGTGCGGCGCTGATGCCGGCCATCACCGGGCGGCCTGGCCTGACCCCGGCCGGCGCGGCAACCACTTGGACGGCTGGGCAGGCGGCCGCGTTCGCCGAGCGGTGCGTGCGCTCGCACACGGTGCGGGTGAAGGTCGACGTGTACCGGTGGGACGCCGAGGCCGGCGGCCTACGCATCGCCGCCGACATCCCGGTCACCGACGCCCGCCTGATGCTGGACGCAAGCCAGGACTACCGCAGGTCGCTGTCGGTGGTGGTGCCCGGGCAGGAGTGGGTGCCGGCCACGCACACCGACCCGCTGACCCCGTTCGGGCAGTGGCTGGTGCCGTACGTGGCGGTGGACCTTGGGGACGGGTCGTGGAGCAACTGGCTGAAGCTGGGGGAGTTCGCGATCCAGACCAGCGTCGTGGAGCGCCCCAGCGGCATCCACACCGTCGAGGCCGCTGACTGGTCGGCGATGGTGGACGCGGTGCAGATCGAAGGCAACCGTGGGTGGAGGAACCGCACACCGGCGGTGGTGATCGGTGAGCTGGTCGACGAGGCGCTGCCGAAGGTGTATCGGGCGCATGTCGCGCAGGCCGCGAAGGCCAACCCGTTGGATTCCTTCGCCGCCAAACCCGGGCAGGGCCGCTGGCAGGTCATCCAGGGACTGGCCGACCGGCGGGCGTTGGAGGTGCTGTTCAACGCCAACGGCGACCTGGTGATCCGCCGGGAGATCACCGACGAGGACACCGAGACCGGCAGCTTCCCCGCCGAGGATGGCGGCCCGGACATCGGCACGAAGACCAGCCCGACGGCGGTGCTCGCCGACGGGGAGGGTGGGTCGCTGATCGCGCTGACCGCCACCGTCACCCGGGAGGGCGGCATCAACCGGGTGGTGGTGCGCCGCACCGGCACCGTCACCCGCCAGAAGAAGGGGAAGAAGAAGGGCAACGAGGCGGTCGACGTGGTGGTGGTGCGCACCGCGACCCGCACCGACGGGCCGACGAAGTGGGGGGACGTGTACGGGCGGGTGAACCTGGTGGAGGAGTCCAACGCCGGCAGGATCACCGACGCGGTGCGTGACGCGGCGCAGCGCCGGGCTGATGCGCTGCTGCGCCGCCGCGGTGGGGTGATCCGCTACCTGGACCTGGACGCCCTGCCCATGTGGTGGCTGGAACCCGACGACGTGGTGCGCCTGCAGTGGGGTGGGCGGACCGAGCACCACTACGTGCAGGCGGTCACGTTCGACCTGACCGGTGGGGCGCCGATGCGGGTGCGGACCCGGCAGCTCGCCGTGGAGGGGTTGGAGGTGTCGGCGTGAACGATGACGTGCGCCCCTCGCGCCCCGCGCGGGTGCCGCGCACCGCGGTGTACCCGTTCGAGCAGGTGCTGCCAACCCCGGTGACGAAGACCGCGGCGCAGGTGGTGTCCGTCGACGACGACGAGACGATGACCGTGCAGATCGGGGACGACACCTTGTCCGGGGTGTACTTCGCTGGGCGCACCCCGGCGTCGGGGGACCTGGTTGAGCTGGACGAGCGCGGCGACCTGCTCGTCGCCATCGAGGACGCCTTCACCGAGGGGGTCAGCCAGGACGCGCTGCACATCGTGTCGGTGGACGAGCCGGCCGAGCAGGAGCCAACCGAGCTGGTCGAGGGGGGCAACCCGCCGGCGCAGGACCGGTGGGTGGTGTGGGGCCAGTGGGAGCCGGCGTGGGACGCCGCCGGGGTGACCCTCACCCAACGTGATGGGCTCACCCCCACCATCACCCACGTCGCGACGCTGCCCACCGGCCCGGGACGCACCTACCGGCTGCAGCTGCAGGTGTTCGCGACCGCCGACACCGGACAGCCCGCCGTGCTGCCGTTCGTCGTACTCGGCGGCGCCGACGCGGTGCAGATGCTGCCCTGGTCCGACGACGCTGTCGCGTTGGACGGGCCGTGGACGCCGCTGCCGGTGGATGACACGACCACCGTCGTGTTCGACGTCACCATCCCCGACAGCATCACCCCCGCCACCGGCGCGACCGACCCGCACCTGCTGCGGGTCGGCACCTACGTGTTGGACAACGGTGCGACCGGGGTGGCGGTGACCATCAACCGGGTGTCGTTGCTGGGCAGCGACGAAGGGTTCCCGCTCGGGTCGATCTGGTTCGACCCGTCGGCCACCCCGGCCGCGACGTCCCTGGACGTCTACGGGCCGAGCGGCGCATCGTCGGCGAACGTGCAGCTGACGGGTCCTGCGCAGACGTGGCTGCCCGTGCCTGGCCCGCAAGGCTGCGTGCTGACCGTGCAGCCGCCTGCGGACGGCATCATCGCGGTCTGGGCGAGTGTCAGTGTCACGCTGCGGGCCACCGCCCCCGTGGTGTTCCGACTGATCTCCAGCCGAGGCGGCACCCCCACGTACGCGCGGCTGGTGGCCGCGTCATCGACAGCAGACCAGCGGCAGGTGTTCAGCGTGTTGACGCTGCCGCTGGCGGTCGATGAGGAGGTCGAGTTCTGGTTGGAGTACTTCTACGCCAACGCGGCGCTGCCGGGCACGCTGCACGATGCCGCGTACGTGCGGTTCCAGACGATGTTTGTGCCTGGCGCGATCCGTAGCAGCCAGATTCAGGAGCGCATCGAACGCCGCTACTGGGACGGCGACTCGTGGCGTCCCGCCGTGCTGGAGCCGATGGCGTTGCAGGGGCGCGAGCAGGGCACGGCTGCCCCGTCGAAGACGGCGACCACCACGACGTGCGTGAAGTCGCACGCCGTGCGCGAGCGCGGGCAGAAGTTGGACCTGTCCAGCAAGGTCAGCGCCAGCAGCGGTACGCCGACCGGATCGGTGACGTTCTACTGGGGGCGCGGATCGAGCGCGGGCGCGGTGGCGACGTGGACGAAGATCGCGACCAGCACCCTGAAGACGGTGTCCGGCGCGCAGCAGGCGACCGCCTCGTGGACGGTGCCCAGCGGCGCGACACTGGCGTCGGACTACTGGTTCCAGGCCCGCTACGGCGGGTCCAGCACGCACGCGGCAAGCCAGGGCAACACGTCCAACGCGTTGCAGGTGACCGCCGCCAGTGGGGGTGGTGGGACGACGCAGACCAAGACGTTCACCGCGAAGTGGCAGCAGGCCTATGACGGTGGTGGTGGGCAGATCGCCGGGTCGGGCAACGACAACGCGGTCCACCAGGGCTACTACTCGCCCACGCACGGCAACCGCAGGAGCCTGGTCGGGTTCGACGTGAGCCTGCCGGCCGGGGCGAACGTCACCAAGGTCGTGCTCAAGTGCAAGAGCTGGCAGCACTGGTACTACAACGGCGGCGGGACGCTGCGGGTCGGCTGGCACGACAAGGCGACCAGGCCCGCCTCGTTCGGGGTCGGTGCCGGCACCACGGCCGCCAGCTCACACGACGTGGGCGCCGGGTCGTGGTCGATCACCCTGCCGGCGTGGGCGCGCACCGCGGTGGCCCGATCGGCGTTCCAGGGCATCGTCATCGGGCCGGGCGCCGGGGACTCCCGCACCTACTACGGCTACTCGGCGAACAGCCTGTCCGGGGCCGGGCTGCAGCTCGTCATCACCTACGAAACTTGAGGAGGAAGCGCGATGGGGTACTGGGAGCTCAGCCGGCTGGCGCGTGACCGGGACTTCCTTGCCCGCTGGATGGCCTGCACCGCGCTCGAGCAGCCCGCCGGGGTGGAGCCGGTGTCGTGGGTGGCGTCGTCGGGGCAGGTGGGGGCGTGAGCACGGTGCGGGTGGTCGCCCGCTACGCCACCATCGACAACACCCCGGCCCGCGGCACCGTCCACCTGCGGCCTGTCCTCCCCTACGTCGACGGTGACGAGCTCGACAGCCCCCTGACCCGGGTCGCCACCTGGGTGCTCGCCCCACTCGACCCGACCGGCACGCTCGACGTCACCGTCGACGACCTCACCGACACCAACCCGGCGGGGATGGTGCTGGAGGTGCTGGAGTCAGTGCAAACCCCCGCCGCGGCCGGCCTGCACCGCGGGCCGTGGCTGCTGGCCATCCCCCCCGGTGTGGATGTGGTCGACCTCGCCGAGCATCGCACCGCCCCCGCCGACCCGCCCGACCTGGTGTACACCCCGGGACCGCCAGGCACCCCCGGGCCGCAGGGTGACCAGGGGCCGCCAGGGCAGCCGGGCCCGGCCGGTGCGCAAGGGGAGCCGGGCCCGGCCGGTGAGCAGGGTCCGGCCGGGCCGGGACTGAGCGTGGCGGAGTCCGACGCCCGCTACGTCAACGTCACCGGGGACACCGTCACCGGGCCGCTCACCCTGAGCAACGACCGCCTGGACCGCAAGGCGCTCGTCGTCGAACGCACCGTCACCTCCACCTCGGTCGACGACGAGGAGATCCTCGAGGTCCGCTACAACAACCAGCGGGCGACCTGGACCAACGAGAAGGGGCAGCTGCGCACCAGCAACGAAGCCTCCGGCGGGGCGGAGGTCGCGCTGAAGGTGATCGGCCGGGACTCCGCCGAAGGTGGCACGGCGAACCTGCTCGAGGTGATGAACGTCGCCGGCACCCTGCTCATGCGGGTTGGCGTGCTGGGCCGCGCCGTGTTCGCCAAGGGTCTGCGGCTGGTCGGGGACACCATCCAGCTGCGCAACCCCGCCGAGACCGACGAGTCCACCATCGCGCAGGCCACCACCGGCGGGAACCTGATCATCACCCCGAAGGTGGCGCTGTCGCTGGCCGGTAGGCGCATCGTTGACGTCGGCGCCCCCACCAGCCCCGCCGACGCCGCCACCAAGGCCTACGTCGATGCCGCGGCCGCCGCGCTGCGCGCCGAGCTGGGCGGCGGACCATGACCCGCCATCGGGCGGCGCTCACCCTGACCGGCCTGTTCACCGTCGCGTTCGCCGGGATCGTGCTGGCCGTGGTCGCCGCCGGGCTGCGCGCCGAGGAAGGTGTCGGGGACGGTGCCGCGGAGCTGCTGCTGTCGGTGGTGGCGCTGCTGGCCGGGCTGGTGGGTGGGTTCCTCGCCCGCCGCACCCCCACCGACAACGGCAACGCCGCCGCGGTTGGCACCATGCTGGCCGTCGCGCTCGGCGGGCTGGCCGTCATCTTCGCCGCCGGGCTGCTGCTCGACGCGCTGTTCGCCCCCGACCCCGGCCCGTCGTCGAACACCATCGCCATCCTCACCGTCGCCCTGGGCGGGTCGCTTGGCGCGCTCGGCGCCTACCTCGGGCTGGACACCGCCGGCCGCCCCATCGACTCCGCCACCGGATCGGCCACACCACCCCCCAGCGCCGGGCGTGTGCGCCCAGCACAGCCCGCCAGCACCAACCCCACCCTCAACCCCACCCCAGCCGCGCACGGCGCCAGCGTGGCGTACAGCGCCCCCACCGAAGGGAACCCCGCCATGAC